ACGAGGAGCTGCACCCGGAGGCGAAGCGCGGATATGCAGGCGGGAAGGCCCGCCACGATCAGCTAACTGACATATTGTCAGTTGGCTGCTTTGCAGCCACCACCGCCGAGCAGCTCGGCGTCTCCGAGCGCAAGGTGTACCGGCTGCTGGCGGTCGGTTCCGCGCTCGACCCGAAGGATGTCCGGCTCCTGCGCGCCGCGCCCCAGCCGGTGCAGATGGCCGATTTGCAGCATATCGCGAAGATCGGGGAGCCTGCCGAGCGGTATTTCGTGTGCGAGGCACTGTCCGAGGGTCGCGCGAACAAAGCCGCCGAGGCGCGCCGCGCCTACGCGGCGGCGCGGGACGGCGCGCCGGCCCCGCAAGACCCCGTTGAAGAGGCGTTCAACCGGCTTCGCAACACGTTCGAACGGGCGCCCAAGGCGGCGCGGCGGCGGTTCGTCGAGGCATATCTCGACACGCTGGCACCCCTTGTCGAGGACGCGCAGGGAGGGCCGGCCGAATGACCACCCGCCCCGACCGCGAATGGTGGACCGCCGCCGAGATTGCCGAGGCCGGCCTGCCGGACATGCCGGGCACCAAGCGCCGCGTGAATGCGATGGCGCAGCGTCTTGGCTGGGCAGCGCAGGCCGGCAAGAGCCGGCGGCGTGCCGGGCGCGGCGGCGGGCGGGAATACCACTGGTCGCTGTTCCCGGTGCGGGCGCAGAGCTGGCTGCTGGCGCAGGCGGATCGGACGGAGGCGCCGCAGAACGCGCGGCCAACGCGCGAGGAGGCCTGGGCGGCCTATGACGCGCTGCCCGAGAAGCCCAAGGCCGAGGCCGCGGCGCGGCTGGCCAGCATCCAGAAGGTCGAGGCGCTGGAGCGTGGCGGCATGACCCGCGACCAGGCGGTGCGCGACGTGGCCCGGCTCGACGGGGTGGCGGGCCGCACGGTCTGGAACTGGCTGGGCATGATCGACGGGGTGCGCGCCGACGACCGCCTGCCCTATCTGGCGCCCCGGCACCGGCTGGCACAGCGGCGCGGCCGCGCGCGCGGCGTCGACCCGGAATTCGGGGCGCTGATCAAGAGCGACTACCTGCGCCCCGAGCAGCCGAGCATGTCGGCGGTCTATGACCGCTGCGTGCGCCTGGCCCGCGCCCGCGGGATCGATGTGGCGCCGCTGCACACCGTGCGGCGCTGGTTCCGGCGCGAGGTGAGCGAGCCGACGGTGGTGCTGAAGCGCAAGGGGCTCGACGCGCTCAAGGCGATGTACCCGGCGCAGGTTCGCGACCGCTCGCAGATGCACGCGATGGAGGGTGTGAACGGGGACTATCACCGGTTCGACGTCTTCGTGCGCTTTCCGGCCTCGGACGGCGTGCCGGAAGAGGTCGCGCGGCCGCAGATGGTGGCCTTCCAGGACCTGTTTTCGGGGCGCCTGCTCAGCTGGCGGGTAGACAAGACGCCCAACAGCCACACGGTGCAGCTGTGCATCGGCGACATGATCGAGCGCTGGGGCATCCCCGAGCACGTCCTGCTGGACAACGGCCGGGAGTTCGCGGCGAAGCTGATCACCGGCGGGACGCAGACGCGCTACCGCTTCAAGGTCAAGGAGGACGACGTTCCGGGCCTGCTCACGAGCCTGGGTTGCGATGTGCACTGGGCCACGCCCTATTCAGGCCAGTCCAAGCCGATCGAGCGCGCGTTCCGCGACCTGTGCGACCGGGTGGCGAAGCATCCGGCCTTCGCCGGCGCCTATACCGGCAACAGTCCCGACGCCAAGCCCGAGAACTATGGCAACGCGGCGGTGCCGCTGGAGCAGTTCCTCGAGGTGCTGGCCGAGGAGATCGAGGCGCACAACATGCGCCCCGGGCGGCGCTCCGAAGTGGCCTGGGGGCGGTCCTTCGCGGAGGTCTTCGACGAGAGCTATGCCCAGGCCCCGATCCGCAAGGCGACCGAGGAGCAGCGCCGGCTTTGGCTCATGGGCGCAGAGGGGCTGCGGCCCGCCATGCGCGACGGCGCGATCACCTTCATGCGCAATGTCTACTGGGCCGACTGGCTCATCGCGCATCGCGGCGAGAAGGTGGTGGCGCGCTTCGATCGCGCAGCGCTCTGGGACGGCCTGCATGTCTATGCGCTGAGCGGCGAATATCTGGGCCACGCGGAATGCCGCGAGAAGGTCGGGTTCTTCGACGTCGAGCAGGGCCGCCTCCACGAGAAATCGCGCCGCGCATGGATGCGGGCCGAGCGCGAGGCCGCCGAGGCGCACAAGGTCTATACCGCCGCCGAGCTGGGCGAGGGCCTGGCGGCGCTCGACACAGACGCGCCCGCGGCCCCGGCCGAGGCCAAGGTCGTGCGGATGATGCCCGACACGCGGTCCCGCCCGGCGCCGCCCTCGCCGGCCGACGACGCCACGCATGAAGCCTTCGTGGCCGATTTCGAGGCGCGCCGGCGCGACCGGCAGCCCGAGCGCGAGGACGACAGCGATCCGCGCGTCCGTTTCACGCGGGCGCTGGAACTGGAACGCCGCACCGCGGCCGGCGATGCGCTGACCCGCGACCAGCGCCGCTGGCTCGCCTCCTACCAGGGGTCGAGCGAATACCGCACCTGGACACGCATGGTCGAGAGCCATGGCGAGGACGTCTTGCAACGATGACGGAGAAAAACATGACCGAGCAGACACTGCCCTCCATCGCGCCGCTGCGGAACGTGGCCGCGCTCGACACGCTGGTCGACCGCGTGTGCAACCGATCCTTCAGTCTGCCTGGCATGGCGACCTTCTACGGCCCCTCGGGCGACGGCAAGTCGACGGCGGCGGTCTGGGTGCGCACCAATTACGACGCGGTGCTGGTCCAGTGCGTGGATACCTGGACCCGCTCGGACCTGTGCCGCGCCATCCTGCGGGAAATGGGGCTGGAGGCGCGCGGCACCCTGCACATGATGGCCGAGCGGATCGCCGAGAACCTCGTGCTGACCGACCGTATCCTGCTGATCGACGAGGCCGACATCCTGATGAAGAAGCGCATGATCGAGGTCACGCGCGGCATCTACGAGATGAGCCAGGCGCCGGTGATCCTGATCGGCGAGGAGCAGATGCCCCAGAAGCTGCGCGCCTGGGAGCGCATCCACAACCGGATGCTCGACTGGGTGGCCACCCAGCCCGGCGAGCTGGCCGACCTGCGCCACCTGGCGAAGATCTACGCGCCGGGCATCGAGATCGAGGATGCCCTTGCGAAGCGCATCCTGAAGGAAAGCGAGCGCTCGATCCGGCGCATCTGCGTGAACCTCGACAGCCTGCGCGAGGCGGCGCAGCTGGGCGGACACACGCGCATGACGCAGGAAGTCTGGGGCAACCGGCGGTTCTTCACGGGCGAGGCCCCGGCCCCGCGCGGCGGCACGCGGAGGCGCGCATGAAGGCCCCGGAGTGCAAGACAGAGAAGACGGCTGCCGTGTGGACCGCGATCGTGAAGGCCGGGGATGCCGGGATCACCTCGCGCGAGCTCAAGGAGCGGACGGGCGTGGCCGAGGCGACGCTGCAACACATACTCCGGCGGTGGGAGTGCCAGGGCTATGTCGCGACCGTGGACGACAAGGCGCGTAATCGCGTCTTCCGGGCTGCCGGCGGACAGCCGCGGCGGCCTTATGGCCCGAAGGAATACCGGCTCTGGCAGGCGGCGCGCGGGCTCAAGTCCTTCTCGGCCACGGACCTCGCGGCACATGCCAGCGTCGAGGGCGGGCCGGTCACGCGGGAGGAGGCACAGGCCTACTGCCGGATGCTGCTCTCGGTCGGCTATCTGCGCGTGCGCCAGAAGGCGCGCGCCGGGGAGCGGCCCGCGCGTTACACGCTGGTGCGCGACACCGGCCCCAGGGCACCGCTGAAGCGGCGCGTGACGGTGTTCATCGACCCCAACACCGATGAGCGCATCCTGCCGGAGGAACAGATATGAGCTTCGTCGAGACCGCGACGGCGCATTGGGGCCGCGATCTGCCCGACTGGGTGCGTCGGCTGGCCGAGGAGGCGGACGCCACCAGCCAGAACCGGGCGGCACGGCGTATCGGCTACACCGCCGGCGCACTCAGCGGCGTGTTTCGCAACAGCTACGGCGCCAGCATGGCCGGGATCGAGGAGCAGGTGCGCGGCGTGCTGATGAAGAAGACCGTCACCTGCCCGGTGATGGGCGAGATCGGCACGCATGACTGTCGCGCCTGGCGCCAGAGGGCGCGGGCGTTTTCGAGCCACAACGCGCTGAGCGTGCAGATGTTCCGGGCCTGCAAGCGCTGCCCGCTCAACAAGGGAGGCGAGGATGCCAACCACACTCACTGACCGCGAGGCGGCGATCGCGATGGCGATGCGGCAGGTCCCCCCGCGGGAGATCGCCGCCGAGCTGGGGCTGGACAGCAACCAGGTCAGCTGCCTGCTCTATTACGAGCGCCAGAAGGGCCGCGACATCCCGAGGGCGCGACGGGGCGGCAGCCTGAAGGGACAGCGGTTCGTGATCGTCGATCCGCCCCGGCGCCTGCGCCAGCGACTGGTTCCCCATGCCGAGGCGCGCGGGCTGACCGTGTCGCAGCTGGCCGGGGCGATCCTGGATATGGCGGCGGAGCACGGCCTCATTGATGCGATCCTCGACGATGGAGGGGCCGATGCCTGAGCCGTTCACGCCCGAAGAGATGCAGCGCCTGGCCGCGAAGGCGGTTCACAAGATCGACCTGCTCGGCCCGCGCGGCACGACGCTGTGCACCATGGACGAGATCGAGGCGATGGCCGCGCTGCTGGTGGCGCATGGCGCGCTGTGCCCGCCGCCGCAGGCCGCCGCCGAAGAGATTTCAACGCCCCTTTCAACAGGAGATGAAAATGTCTGACTTCACCCCCCACCCGGTCCCCAGCGGGATCATCGAGCAGGGCGGCGAGACGTACCGCCGCGATGCCAAGGGCCACCTGGTGCCCGCGAGCATGATCCGGCCGCAGGACGAGCTGCAGGACGAGACGGTGCGCCGGATCGTCGGTTTCGCGCTGGCGCTCAGCGAACAGATGGCCCGCTTCAAGGACCACACCTTCGACGACATCTCGGCCTTCGAGGCTATCCTTGCACAGGAATACGACACCGGTGTCGGCGGCGCCAAGGGCAACAAGACGCTGATGAGCTATGACGGGCTGATGAAGGTGCAGGTGCAGGTGGCCGACGAGATCACCTTCGGCCCCGAGCTGCAGCACGCCAAGGAGCTGATCGACGAGTGCCTCAACGAATGGTCGGCCGACTCGCGCCCGGAGATCCGCGCCATCGTCACCCGCGCCTTCAACACCGACAAGGAAGGCCAGATCAACCGCGCCGAGATATTCATGCTGCTGCGGCTGGAGATCGACGACGCGCGCTGGAAGCGGGCGATGGAGGCCATCCGCGACGCCATGCGCGTGGTGGGCAAGAAGACCTATGTGCGCTGCTACCACCGCGACGCCCCCGACGGCCTCTGGCAGGCGATCGTCATGGATCTGGCGAAGGTTTGAGGAGGCAGGTGCGGGTTTCGCTAATTCCCGGACACGGATTTCAGTAATTCCCGGACACGCGTTTCGGTAAATCCCGGACAGGG